GGCCTCACTTAGCAAGTTAGCGCTTATTGTGGGTTACGAGTGACTGCCAAACACCCACGCTGAATGACAGAAAATAGAATACAAATGGTAAAGACAATTAAGGCAACAAATTAGGTCCACAGACTCTAAGTTGCACACTATTATAAGTTGTGACAGTAGTCGGTAAGGTTGGGAAAGTTACAACAGCTGCATCTTGAGTTCTTTCAATTGATATTGCAAAATTGACATGATAAGGGAAAAGAGTACCACCAGCTCCGCCAAGAACTGTACTATAAACGGAACCTCCATAAGGGGTTATGTCAATAAGAGTACAATTAGTCAAAGTAGGATCTGGACAAGAGGTTGCCACTGTAAAAGTGGAACCGGCACCAACCCAAATTTCAATTACAAAATATCCAAAAACATAAGGTGGAAATGTTATAGTATTCCCAGATAGAATTAAGTCTAACCCAGAAACCAACACATCAGTGAATGATCCACTGAAAAGGTTAGTAGCTGAACCAGTACTACTACGCTTAAAGTAATTCCAATTAACGTAAGACACGTTGGAGTATAAGATAGGTTTGCGTAGCTCAATCTCATATGTGACCCATAGATCACCCAAAACAACATTATTAGCTTGTTGTCCTTGGACAGCCAAAAATGTTTTGCCTAAATCATACATAAGGACACTATCACCTGAAGGTATAGAACCAGACCTAATGTAATGAATGGCAAAGGGGTTTTCTCGTGGATCACACTCGATTGGGTGACAAAAAGTCTCACAGGGCATGGCCTCACTAGCCCAATACTCGTTCAATAACTCAGCTTTATTAGCTGGAGCACTGTCGCTGGACCTGTAAGTAGTCTGGAGCATCACAGCTCCCAGAGCATTATTGGTGCTAGCAACAGCCGAACCAGAAGTAGGTATATAGTGGTAAACCATGCCTTTAATTTTATATTCAGAAAATCCTCTAGCTATATTGCTTAACCAGGGAAAGGTGGACTGTAAACCAGGATTAATTTTAAATTCACTAACGGAAAAGTTAATGGAACTTTGTACCGTAGTTATGAATTCTTTATGCCTGATGGTAACAGTTTGACCGTTAGTATGCATAGCAGGAATAGCATTTGAAGCTCTCTGAACAATAGAATTATTTGAGACAGTATAATCGCCGGAACCAAGCCATCGACTGAGTGCTGCTCCTAGGGATGAACCCATGGTAGCACCAGCAGCCGGGTTGCCAAGCATGCCGCCCAATGAACCGCCTGCTATGCCTCCGACTGCCCGCAAAGCTTTACCCAACGCTGAAATCTCGCGTTTTGAAACCTGTTTTCCTTTCTTATTGCTTTTAATTTTCTTTTTAGCCATATTTAAATGTATTCCGGTGTGTTTATAGATCTACGGCCATGAAAAGATACAAATCTTCCCATGAAACCATAGAGGTGAAAGATCTTTTATTCTTCAAAACTGCTTCCAATGAGGACTCAATTTGCAACATATCTACATTGTATCTATGATAAAAGAATTCTTCAGTTTCGGAGCTTAGCTCATGATTTTCAGTAACTTTAGATTTATACTGATAGGAATGGTCGTAGTAGTCCTCTTTCTTGACCTTCTTCAAGTCATTAAGACACATTTTAAAATAAACTCGGAGGACAGGAATGAATTTACATTCCTTAATTCCGCCTAGCAACATGCCTTTAACTTGACCTTCAGTCAATTTCTTGAGAGAGAATCCTATTTTAGGTAAACGTTTACCTATTTTAGGACCCAAAACATAACCACCCTCGACTGGCCAAAACAAAGCTGAGCAAAACTCAGCCTCATGCCAGTGCTCAGTAATTTTTAATTTAACCTTAAAACCTAAGCTTAAGTAAGCATCTTTGATTCTCCTATGAAGCCAACTTTTCTTATCATCGGAAAAGTGACCCAACACAACGACAAGGTTGTCATCCCCCTGAACCAACATGTAATTGTCTTCTAAACCCAAGGATTTAAAAATACTTTTACCTGTCCGCCCATTAATATAGGAATTGCCACAAGATGTATTAGGGTCCCCACTCTTGCGTCTATATTTAGTTTTATAATAGACGCCATGAGGAGAAAACCCAATAGTAACTTGCTGCGATTTGAAAACAAACTTGGCGTCGGGATAATCGTTGATGCCACACCTAACAAAGAATGTTTCTTCGCACAAATGTGACTCCTTCAATTGGTGAGCGTCAAACCTCTCGAAGTCTATTTCAAAAATAGTAACTTCTTGATCTTCGAACTGGCAGCGCCACTGGCCCAGTTCCTCCGCTGTGCAACCAGAGGTGTAACACAAGCGGGTGTTTACATTCCATTTCAAACTAAGTTGTTTAGCTGCTTTTGCCACGAAAGGACCCAAGCATACATTGGCTCTGTGAGAAACTCCTTGAATACCCCTAGGATCAAAATCCGTGTACTCAACTCCACCTTTAAGAGTTAATTCTCTCTTAATAAACATGGAGCGATAAGTATCGGAAGGTTTGATGGGATTAAGAGTCAAATCAACATAAGCCTCTTTATGTTGCTTGCGTCTTCCAGGTGGAAATTTGGCATTCCATTCATCAAAAGAAGCATCATCCAACTCAATTTTATCGAACTGGTTAAGGTCGTCAATGCTATCGATCATCACTTGTTGCCAGGATAAAGGATCGGCTTTAGGAACATCCATCAACACTCTATTGCAAACAGAGATGTACTCATTAGTTTGACATGAACTCGGAACAACAGGTATCATTTCAGAGAATGTAGGAGCTACGCCATAAAATTCATTCTTAGACATATCTTCCTCCATTTCCATAATAGATACTGTTGAACCATCCAATATAGGTTTAGCGGCATTATTAGTTATAACGCCAGGTAACCCATTAGGCCATGCAGAACCAACGTCCACTTCACCAGGAGTGGAAATACGCTCTGACTCATAGTCAACTACAGTGTCGATATTTTCTTCTTCAAGTCTGTCATTTACCCAGCAATAAGCTCCTCCAGCTAAGCCAAGTAGCATAAGACAACCAGGGATAACGTAATCATATCTAGGTTTGCAAAGACTAATAGAATAATCTTTGCCCTTATAAAGGCGATGGGCTACATAACCAGTTAGAGTTGATCCTAAAAATAAAGATGCAACTCTAGCACTAGGTATCGACCAAAGCCCTTCCAACTTTAATATGCGTTTCAATGCCCCAAATCG